TACATAGTCGATCCTCTTCTGGTATTATAATTTCGGGTGATAGTATTGCATATGCAACTTCAGGTCTATTGAATCCTCAAAAAAATGCAGTAATGTCTTATCTTCATAAGGCAATTAAACCATTAAATCAACTCCGAATGGTAGAAGATGCGATTGTTATCTATCGTATATCACGAGCACCAGAACGCAGAATTTTCTATATTGATGTAGGAAACTTACCAAAACTCAAGGCCGAACAATATATTCGTGACATCATGACACGTTACAAGAACCGATTAGTATATGATTCGGATTCTGGTGAAGTCAAAGATGATCGCAGACATCAATCAATGTTAGAGGATTACTGGTTGCCACGAAGAGAAGGTGGAAGAGGAACAGAAATTACCACACTTCCTGGCGGAGAAAATCTTGGTCAATTGGAAGATGTAGAGTACTTTCAACGAAAATTATACAAAGCAATGCACGTTCCTGTCTCACGACTTGAAGCAGAGTCGGGATTTTCTTTGGGAAGAGAGAGTGAAATTACAAGAGATGAATTACTTTTCAGTAAATTTATCAAAAAGTTGCAGACAAGATTCTCAATTTTATTTGATGAAATAATGGAAAGACAGTTAATTCTGAAAAATGTTATGACTGCTGCAGAATGGGCTAAGATTAAGGATAAGGTTCATTACAGATTTGAAAAGGATCATTACTATTCAGAATTTAAACATCAAGAAACTATGTCTCAGCGTTTAGATCTTGCAAGAAACTCAGAGGATTATGTTGGAAAGTATTATTCTAAAGAGTGGTTTCGTACAAATATTCTTAAACAAACAGCATCAGAAGTTGAGAGACAAGATGAATTGATGGCAAAAGAAGCAGAAGAAGAGGGTGGAGGTGAAGGAGAAGGTGGAGAAGAAGAATATTAGAGGGTTACACCTTTAAAAGTTTATAAATATTAATAGATAATTTTTGGAGATAAAAATGGCAGAACAAAATTTTAAAACAGTAGATATTATAGATTATTCGATGAAAAGTAGTCCTACACAGGTTCACGATGCATTTGATCAGATAATTACAAGTAAAGTAATAGATGGATTGGAAACCAGAAAACGAGAAGTTTCTGCCAGAATGTTTTCGGACAAAGAAGAAATTCCAGTTGAAGAACCAGAAGTAGAGATTCAGGCTGAACCAGAACCAGAAACAACGGAGACACAATGAAACTATTAGCCGCAAAGACTGCCACAACAGCTACAAATTTAGGATTGGGTAAAGCAACGGCGGTTGCGGTTTACGCATCGGCGATTTCTATTATTTCAGTAGTTAAAAATGATGGAACTGAAGGTGGAACCGATGGAACAGTTCAAGGTTCTGTTACTGTACCTGCCGCTTCATTAACCGTTATTCATAAAGAATCAGATCAATTTTTATTGGCAAATGTAACAAATGGAACATATACCAAAATTGCTGATGGTGGGCCGAGTAGATAATAATGAAAACATACAAAGAGTTTAGAAAATCAATAGGTTTTCCTGTTAAAGAGAAGAAAGTTGAAGAGGTAATTCGGTCAGAAAAACCTTTGACGGAAGATGTTGTAGATCAATTAAGATCGGTTGTAAAAAAGAAAAAAGAAGCGGATATTAAGTTTAAAAGCGGTACATCGGTTCCAATTGACCCCGAATCCGCAAAAACTATTTTGAAAACCTTTGACACACTAAATAGTTCTAACAAGAAAAAAATGCAAGATAACATGAATAAAGATACAAAATCTTTCTTAAAAATCTTGGATTTTGCATTCAGTAACGCAAAGTAGGATAGACAAATGAAACTTATATGCGAATTACAAGAATCTGTAGAGTATGAATTAATCGAAGAAGGTGCTAAACCTAAACAGTACTTCATTGAAGGTATCTTCATGCAGTCTGAAAAAAAGAACAAAAACGGAAGGGTTTATCCTTTACCTGTTCTTGAAAAAGAAGTAGATAGATATGTTAATGAATATGTTACACCAAAACGTGCATTTGGAGAACTTGGACACCCTGACGGCCCGACAGTTAATTTAGATCGTGCATCGCATATGATCACCTCTTTGGTGAAAGAAGGTAAGAATTTTGTTGGGCGTGCAAAAGTTTTAGACACACCAAATGGACAAATTGTTAAGTGTTTGATTGATGAGGGTGCAAGACTAGGTGTTTCTTCAAGAGGAATGGGAACATTAAAACCAGATGAAAAGAACTCTCAAATTGTACAAAAAGATTTTTATCTTGCAACCGCAGCAGATATTGTTGCAGATCCATCCGCACCAAATGCTTTCGTAGAAGGTATTATGGAAGGAAGAGAATGGATTTGGGATAATGGACTTTTGCGTGAACAAGATATAGAACGGGCAAGGAATAATATTCTAAAAGCCTCTTCCAGAAAACTTGAGGAAGTAAAAATAAACGAGTTTAAAAATTTATTATCAAAGTTGTGATATTATAAATATTACTACAGTAAACGAAAAATACCATTAACTATTAGGAGTATCAAGTTCTATGGAAAATACAACTCAAGAAGAAATTCTGGAAGAAACTGAGCAAGAAGGACTTGTTGAAGCTCCAGAACAAATTGAAGAAGAAGAAATTGTTGCAGAAGCATCCAAAGCAAAAGTCAAAGAAGACGATGACGAAGACGAAGATAATGATGATGACGAAGAAGAGGAAGAAGAGCAAGTAAAGAAAGAGGAATATAAAGTTCCTTCTACTAAATCTGCTATGATCAAAGCCCTTTTCGATAAAGTCAATGGTCTGAAAAAAGAAGAAGTTTCTGCCAAATGGAAAGATCTTATGGATGTTGCAGAAGCAGAAGATCTTGGGGGCCCAACACCAGATGATTCTGATCCAGAAAAAGATGAAGTTGGTAAAAAGAAAAAGAAAATTAAAATTTCCATGCCTGAAATTAATGTAAAAGAAGATATCGATGCATTAGTAGATGGTGAAGAACTTTCAGAAGAGTTTAAGACCAAAGCTTCTACTATCTTTGAAGCGGCAGTTCATCAGAAAGTAATGGAAATTGCAACTGGAAAGATTGACGAACTTGAAAAAGAGTATCAGTCAGATCTTCAAGAAGAGATTGTTTCATTCCGTGACGAATTGACTGAAAAAGTCGATGGTTATCTCAACTACGTAGTTGAAGAGTGGATGAAAGAGAATGAACTTGCACTTGATAGTTCATTAAAGAGTGAACTTACTGAAGAGTTCATAGGTGGACTTAAAAATCTCTTTACCGAACATTATATCGAAGTTCCAGACGAAAAAGTTGACATCGTTGAAAGCCTTTACGATAAGGTGGAAGAACTTGAAGGTAAATTAAATTCTCAAATTGATGATAACGTTCAAGTTACAAGTGAACTTAACGAATATCGTAAGGACAAGATCTTAGAAGAAGTTTGCGAAGACCTTGCAGACACACAATCTGAAAAGATGAAATCTCTCGTAGAGGGTGTTTCTTATGAAGATGATAAAGACGATTTTGAGAATAAAGTTAAGACGATTAAGGAAAGTTATTTCCCTAATCAAACAAAACAGGATGAAAATGTTGAACAAGTTGATGCATCTGAAGGAGAAGAGGTTTCTGAACCTAAGATGAATAACATCATGGAAGCATATAGTAAAGCTATTGCTCGTAATTAATAATAATTTTAAGTTTTTTTAACAATTTAAGGAGTTTAAAAAATGCAACTCTCAGAAACAATTAATAAGAAGTGGGCGCCAGTTTTGGATCATCCAGATCTTCCTAAGATCAATGATTCATATCGTAGAGCAGTCACTGCTTTATGTCTTGAAAATACTGAATCTCAGTATGCTCAAGATCAAGGTGGAGCAGGACTCTTGACAGAGGCAACCCCTACTACGGTAATGGGATTAACATCCACTAACCCATCTTTAGGTGGTGTAGCTGGTGCGTCAGTCCAAGCTAGTGCCGATTTTGCAGATCCAGTTTTGATCTCAATGGTACGGCGTGCAATGCCTCAACTCGTAGCATACGATGTTTGTGGTGTACAACCAATGTCCGGCCCAACTGGATTGATCTTTGCTCTCAAGAGTCGAGTCAATTCTATGTCCGGTGCGGAAATGCCTGGAGTCAATGCTGACACCGTTGCAAGTGAATCTGGTACGCCAGGACACTCATCGGGTGACTTAGTTAAGACGCCTGGTCTTTTGATCACAGCAGCTGATGGTACTGCACAAACTGGTAACGAATATTCCGCATCAAGTGCTCTGGAAACAGACGGTGGTGAGGGTGATGTTGCTGGTGAAATGTCCTTCTCAATTGAGAAGATTTCAATCGCCGCTGGTACACGTGCCCTGAAAGGTTCCTATTCAATGGAACTCGCACAGGATTTACGTGCAGTTCATGGTCTGGATGCAGAAGCAGAACTTGCTAACATTCTGTCTATGGAAATTCTTGCAGAAATCAACCGAGAAGTAATTCGTAAGATTTACATCAACGCTGCTGCAGGAGCTCAAGTCGGTACAACTACTGCTGGTCTGTTTGACCTTGATACCGATTCCAATGGTCGTTGGATGGTTGAGAAATTCAAAGGTCTGATGATGCAGATTGAAAAAGATGCAAACCAGATTGGTAAAGACACACGAAGAGGAAAAGGAAACATTCTGATGACTTCATCTGATGTTGCTTCTGCCCTTCAGATGGCAGGTATTTTGGATTATGCTCCTGCAATGAGCACAGATCTGAATACAGATACTTCATCTTCAACTTTTGCCGGAGTTCTTAACGGACGCTATAAAGTATATGTTGATCCATATGCTGATGCAAATGCACAAGAATTTTATTGTGTAGGTTACAAAGGTGATTCACCGATGGATGCTGGTATATTCTATTGCCCATACGTTCCGTTGCAAATGGTTCGTGCGGTTGATAGTTCTAGTTTTCAACCACAGATTGCTTTCAAAACACGTTATGGTCTAGTTGCAAACCCATTTGCAGAAAATGCAAGTGCTTCAACTGGTCGTATGACAGGTGTTCTTGGAACTAATCCTCACCTGAATGTATATTACAGAAAAGCTGCAATTACCAACTTGATGTAATACTTGACCTACATATAGTAGGATTTCTGAAAGGGAGTGGAGAAATCTACTCCCTTTTTTTGTTTGTAGTGATAATTTTCCAGTGAGGCCGCAATGATCATAGTGATAGGAAATGGTCAATCAAAATCTGTTTCGGATTTCAATCTTTTCAAAAAACATACAACATATGGTTGTGATTTAATTTATCGCAAATTCGTACCAGACCATTTAGTTTGTCAAGATATCGATGCACAATTGGAATTGATAACCAATGATCTGACGAAAAAATACAAGTGTTATTTTAGAGGATTTGATTTAATTCCAAGTATGCATTATGACATGCTTAAACAGACAACCGATAAAAAATATAAAATCGGAGAGAATCAACCAAAAACAGACAATTTCATTCAATTTGCACATGAAGGGGTTATGTATTTCATTTGGATTGATTCATCTGATCCAACTGAAAATATTGCTTGGTGGTCAGATACTACATTTGAAGAATGGGTTACTGACACAGTTGCACTCCGTTTGGCCGCTCAACAAAATCCTAGTGAAACATTTTTTTATTGCGTAGGGTTTGATTATTATCACGATCAAACAAAAGATGGTATATTTCTTGGAACTTCTATTACAGAATTTCACGATGAAAAACAAGATTCTTGGGTTGGTCAACATAAACACATCGAAGAAGAATACCCAAATTCTAAATTTATTTTTGTTGGAAAAGATATGGATTATGGCGAGTTTGAAAATCTGTTGAATAAATAGTATAGAAGGACTAAAAAGGAAATCATGGCCGCAGGAAGTACAGTACCAGACAATTTAAATTATCTTTCAAATATCAGTTTTAGACTGACAATGCAAGATGCACCAAATTTAACTTGGTTTTGTCAGGCAATAAATGTGCCTGGTGTATCAATTGAAGGAATAGATGTATTTACACCATATGTAACTATGCCTTTTGCCGGAAACAAGGTTAATTTTGAAGAACTATCTGTCAGATTTATTGTTGATGAACACATGAAAAATTGGATAGAAATTTATGATCGTATAATTGCATTGGGTTTGGCAGAAGGGGGTGAAAATTATCGTTTACTCAAAGCACAATCTGATTTAACTCAAAGGGGAGGAACAGTTTCGACACTTGTTCTTACTATTTTGACAAGTGCAATGAATCCCCAAATGGAATTTCATTTTTATGAGGCGTTTCCAATTTCTCTTTCTGCACTTGATTTTGATAGTGCAAATACTGATTTAGAATATTTTACTGCTACGGTAGGATTTCGTTATACAAATTATGAAATAAAGAATTTATTGAACAACTAAAAAATTATGACAATTGAAGACATTATGGAAATGTGGGGAGAGGATTCTCACATTGATGATAAAGATTTGGACAATGAATCATTGAAAATACCCAATCTACATCAAAAATACTTAAACATATATTCCAAAGAAAAACGCAAACTCAGTGATCTCAAAACTCACTGGAAAGTTCTTTTTCAACAACGTTGGGAAGTAGTCATTTCTAAGAATGGCAAGGCGCCTGATCACAACATACGAATTTCAAAAACCGAATTAGAAAAACACTACGTTGCGGCCGATGAATCATTGCAGAAAGCTGAGAAGATATTGAATGAACAAGAAGGAAAGGTAGACTACCTGAAATCAGTTCTTTCAATGATTGAGAATAGAAGTTTTCATATTAATAATGCAATCAATTGGAGGAAATTTGTTGCAGGACTTGGGTAATTATGCAAATCATAATGGAAAAAGAGAACGAGGTATATCTACGACTTTCTTGCGAGCCAGGAGTGAAGATGGAACTCAACCACTATTTTCGATTTCATCCAAAAGATTATCAATTCATGCCGATGTTCCGCAGGAGAAAGTGGGATGGTTATGTTTATCTTTACAACATGGACAGTGGTAGAATATATTATGGATTAAAAAATAGAATACAACGATTTGCAAATGACAGAGAATATGATCTTATTGATCAAACAAATGATTCAATCGAACTCATATCCAATGAAGAATATTTTAAGTTTCTTACATCATTTCCCTGTGAATATAAACTAAGAGATTATCAAAATAACGCAATACGACATTCAATTAATGAACGAAGATGTGTACTTCTTTCACCTACTGCATCTGGTAAATCTCTCATTATTTACTATCTGATTCGTTATTACTTCCCTGAGAAGTCGTTGGTTATTGTACCAACACTTTCGTTGGTAAGTCAGATGTATTCTGATTTTGAGGCCTATGCAAAAGCAGACAAGACATTTGAAGTCGAAAAATTCGTCCACAAAATTTTTGGAGGTCAGGAAAAGGTAACAGACAAACCAATTATAATTTCAACATGGCAATCCTTGTATGAATTGAAAAAGGATTTCTACACAGATTTTAAATTGGTAATTGGAGATGAGGCCCATCTTTACAAGGCCAAGTCACTTACGAAAATAATGAAGAATTTGGAGAATGCACCTTACCGAATTGGAACAACTGGAACTCTTGATGATGTTGAGGTGCATAAATTAATATTAGAGGGGTTATTTGGTACAACAAAGAGGGTAACAAGTACCAAAGAACTTATCAAGAAAAAGACACTATCATCGATTGCCATACGATGTCTTGTTCTCAAATATTCTAAAGAAGTAGCCGCAAAAATTTCAAAATTGAATTATCAAGAAGAAATAAATTTTTTGGTTGGCCATTCAGAACGAAACAAATATATTTGTAATCTAGTAAAAGGACTTACAGGAAATACGTTGGTTTTGTTTCAATTAATAGAAAAACATGGCAATATACTACATTCAATATTAGAAGAAATAATTGATTCTTCTAGAAAAATCTTTTTTGTTTATGGAGGAACAGATGCAGATACAAGAGAAAAAGTCCGAGAACTTGTCGAGAAGGAAAAAGATGCTATTATATGTGCAAGCTATGGCGTATACAGTACCGGCATCAACATTAGGAATCTTCATAACATTGTTTTCGCTTCTCCTTCTAAGAGTCGTATTAGAAACTTGCAATCGATAGGTAGAGGATTAAGGAAGTCGGATACTAAAGAGGCAGCAACTCTTTATGATATTTCCGATGATTTAAGTTATAATGGTAAAAGGAATTATACATTAAATCATTTCATAGAACGAGTGAAAATATACACAAGTGAATACTTTCCTTATCACATCTATACTATTCCTATTCAAACCATCACAGACTCATTATAACAATTTTAGAGAGAAAAGTCAAGTGTTTTATTTTATTTTTTTTAACTTGACAAATTTAATAAAACTTGATATACTTATTATAATGAACTCAAATAAGAAAGGTAGGTGAATGTGGCACGAAAGAAACAACATTATGTCAATAATGAAAAATTTCTGGAAGTAATGTCGGATTATCGTGAAAAATATTTACAAGCAAAAGATAACGATACTGAATTACCCATAATACCAGATTATGCAGGGGAATGTTTTCTCAAAATAGCAGAGAGATTGTCCCATAGACCAAACTTTATAAACTATGCATTTAGAGAAGAAATGGTAAGTGATGGGATAGAAAATAGTGTTATGTATGCGAGTAATTTCAATCCAGAAAAATCAGCAAATCCATTTGCATATTTTACTCAAATAATATATTTTGCATTTTTACGAAGAATAGAAAAAGAGAAAAAACAATTGTACATTAAGTACAAAACGATGGAAGAATATAGTTCTTTAGAAGATCATGTGGATATGGGAGAAATGGGACAAAGCGAAACACAAGCCGTTTCTTCTGGTGCAACACCTTTGACAACTGATAAACGGGCTTCTATTCAAGAGTTCATACACGCATTTGAAGAGAAGAAACGAAAGAAGAAAAAACCCAAACCTGCCAAGGAAGATGATAAAGTCGTTTCATTTTCTCCTTTAACATTTTACATAGACAGAGCCCACGCATGAAAATTGCTTTACTGACAGATACACATTTTGGGGCAAGAAATGACAGTCTGATTTTTACAGATTTTTTTCGTAAGTTTTATGAAAATGTATTTTTTCCTACGTTAAAAGAGAGAGGTATCACCGATGTAATACATTTGGGTGATGTGGTTGATAGACGAAAATTCATCAACTATAAAACTCTGAATTCCATGAAGGAGATATTATTCGATCCTCTCAAGGAAATGGACGGAAATATCAAAATCATTGTTGGCAATCATGACATTTACTATAAGAATACCCTTGCAGTAAATTCAATGACAGAACTAACAAAAGGAATGCCCCATGTTACTGTCTATGATAAACCTACTGAAGTATCTTTAACAGATGACCACAAGGTTTTATTTGTGCCGTGGATATGTGGTGACAATGAAGAGGAAACAAAAGAACTCATTGAAAAGACACGAACTAAAGTTGCATTCGGCCATCTTCAATTAGTAGGAATTGAACAGAATAAAGGTTCTTTCAGTATAGATGGATATCCATCATCTATGTTTAAAGCATTTCAACGAGTATTTTCAGGACACTTTCATCATCGTTCCACTACTGGAAATATTACATATCTAGGAAATCCATACGAAATTACATGGAGTGATTATAATGATCCAAGAGGATTTCATATTTACGATACTGAAACAATGGAGGTAGAATTCATACCAAATCCATATTCGATGTTTTACAAGATTTATTATAATGATGAGAAAAATGATTATGGCGATTTATCAAAATATGAAAATTGTTATGTAAAAATTATAATTGAAAACAGAAACAACTCATATCTATTTCAAATTTTAATGGACAAGTTGGTAGATGTTGGTGTTGGTCATATTTCAGTAGTGGACAATCTCTTTGATATTGAAGACATGGGAGATGATATAGAGAATATGGAAGATGTAGAAGATACGATGAGTGTTATTAAAAGTTGTGTTGATGGATTGCAGATTGAAAACAAAGAGTCGTTGAATTTATTAATGCAAAATCTTTACAATGAAGCACTAACGGTGGAGACAATATGAGTACCAGACAAGAACGAAGACGCCAAGAAAGATTAGCAAAGAAGAAAGAAAAACTCTTTGACAAGGATGGGAACGAACTTGAAACTAGACAATGGGCTACAGGAATAGGAAAAGAAAAAATATATGAAATGAACATAGAGATAATTCAGCCGTGGTCTGTTCCTGTTTTCAAAACAACCTTACCTCCCGATGTTCTTCAAGCGATGATTGAAATTTCAGATTATATTCTTGCAGACAAAGATGCGGAATCTCACGGAGGACATCTTGCAGGACAAATTGAAAAGGAATTGTTAATAGAACATAAAATGTTGGAAGAGACAGGTGTGATGGGTTTTTTCATGGGTGCAGTTCGTCAATTTATAATTCAATGCAAATGTCAAATGATGCCGGACAAGGTAGATGATATTCAACGAGAACAATGGTTGACTCAAATGTTGACAATGTGGATTATATCTCAACAGCCGGGAGAATATAATCCTATACATATTCACACTCAATGCACAATTTCCGCAGTAATGTATATCAAAGTTCCGAAAATGTTGCCTTCTAAAAAAGAACATAGGCCAGGTGATGATGGTTCTATTACTTTTATTAGTAACGCTGCAAGGGATGTAGATTTTAGTATACCAAGTATAACTTATTCCCCAGCGGTAGGAGATTTTTTTATGTTTGGAGCACAACAACAACATCTTGTATATCCGTATCGTTGCGAAGAAGGAGATCCAGAACGCAGGAGTATTTCATTTAATGCAATATTTCAATCAAAAGCAGATCACGATAGGGGAAAAGAAGCAAATGTGCCAGGGGCAGTAATAAAGCCTGGAGATTCACGACCATCATAGAAAGGAAAACAAAATGACTAATTATGACATGGATGAAATAGAACGACAAAGGGAAAGAGAAAGAAGAAGTAGAGGAATTAGACCAGAAATTGGTAAAGAAGAAGAGCCATGGGAAGCGGTTGATATAGAATTAAGAGACAAAGATTTTATGAAAATCGCTCGGGAAGCACATAAGAGAGATATCACTATTAATAAAATGATCAATATCATATTAAAAGATGGTATTAAAAACGCACACTATAGGAACTTAGGTTCTAAACCACAACTTCTAAACGAAACTGAATGATTATATTTAAAAAGATCTCTTGGAGGAATTTTCTTTCAACAGGAGATAAACCTACAATTGTCTTTTTTGATAGGTCATCCACTACTTTAATTATTGGTGAAAATGGTTCGGGAAAGTCAACCATTTTAGATGCGTTGACATTTGGATTGTTTGGAAAACCATTTCGGAATATCAATAAGCCTCAGTTAGTCAATGCGATTAACGAAAAAGAGTTGATGGTTGAAATTGATTTTTCTATTGGAAAGAAAGATTTCACAGTCCGAAGAGGAGCGAAACCGAATGTGTTTGAAATTTTCCAGAATGGGAAGATGTTTGATCAGACTGCCAATGTTCGGGATTATCAAGATTATTTGGAAAGAGTAATTCTCAAGTTGAATTACAAATCATTCACCCAAATTGTTCTACTTGGAAATTCGTCATTCGAGCCATTCATGCAATTGAAACAATCGGATCGCCGAGCAATTGTCGAAGACCTTCTGGACATTCAGATTTTTTCTTCCATGAATATGATTCTCAAACAGAAGAATTCGGAATTGAAGGGGGAATTTCAACAGAATGAAAATCAAAGGAAATTGAATGAATCTAAAACAAAAATGCAACAAGAATATATTGAACGATTGCAACAAGATAATGAATCAATTATTTTTGATAAATCCCAAGAAATTAAAAATTTCAAAAAACAAAAAGAGTATGATATTG